AGTTCGCGACCGACAACGCCCGATTGTTGTTGTTCAGGTTGTTGTTGCCGTTGAAATTCCCGTTGTTGTTCAAATTCCAGCCATTGGAGCGGGAACGGACAAAGGGAACCGCCGCAGCCGAAGCTGCATCAAGGCGCACTGCCGGAACTGGTATTCATGATACCGTCGCCTCCTCTTAACTGTTCTTGCATGCCGGAACGACGGCCATTGTTTGATGCCGCCGTTGACCGTACTTCGCGGGCGATCCTTTCTCGCCACGCGATTATGCCATCGTCAATTCTCTGTATATATCCGTATGATTCTACGCACTTTTTCCCGGGCAGCACCTTCTTGTCGATGCACAGCCGCATCAGGCCTTTCAACACTTCAAAATGCGCAAGAAACCTGTCCGTGTGAACCACCTTCTCGTTTCCGCGCAACTTGTAAGAAAGAGTGAACTCAACAAGCATTGCAGTCGCCGCGTCAAGGATTCTATCGCCAAGCACAGCCCTGTCTCGCTTCGGGATGGCGAAGCGCAAGTTGTACACGACACCAACCAGCTTGTAGGTATCCACGTATATCGGAGTATCGACAACTTTCTTTGACACTTTGAGTTCCTTTTTTTAGGTGCGGGCGCGGCTTCAAAGGCCGCGCCGAAGAAGGTGGAAGGCTAAAGTTCCAAGAGCGCGACCGACAACGCCCGATTGGTGATGAACAGGTTGCCGTTGCCGTAGAAATACCCGTAGTAGTTCAAATACCAGCCATAGGAGCGGGAACGGACAAAGGGAACCCAATAGCGCGAATCGTTCGAGTTCGTGTTTAGCTGTAGCGTGCTGCCGCCGATTTTCGACAGCGTCTTGTTGAACACATCGGCAGCAGGGCTTTTCAGCGTATACTTAACGTTCCTGAAAATGTCCTGCACGATGCCGAGTCCGGGCTGGAACCAGTCACCACGGCGAAGTCCGTCCACATTCGCGAACTGACCGTAGGAACCCCATGTCAGGTTGTGGTTGTATGCGAATTGCGCAGTTCGGAAGAACGCAGAATCGTCGGCCTCGTTCGCATCGACAAGCACCTTCGTCGCAGCCTTGCCGTCCTGAAACAAGACAGAGTTGCTCGCCAGCGAGCAAGGGTACGCAAGCCTGCGAGATTCAAGATACTTTCGGAAGCCCGCCTCGCCTGCACCAAACTTCGCAATCTTTTCAGCCACCTTGTACGTCGTAGCGTCATGAACAGTGATGATCGACTCAGCAGGACCGAGTGTCAGGCCCCAATCTTTGCCGTTCAGAAAGTCGTTCTGCGACCCGTTCGTTCCGCCGTTCCAACCTTCGTTCTTGCTAGCGCCGCCACGACCAGTGAGCCACGCGAACAGCACGTCTACGCTGCATGTCGCACGGTAGCCGACAATTCCTTGAGTATCCTTCGCGTCGCCAGCCGTGATTTTCGCAAGGTCGGCATCGGAAAGCTTGCCGGACGGAATCGTGTAAGAAGAAGACGTCGCACCAGTAAAGAACGGCCCTGCACCACCGACGGTCTTATACAGCACGTAGCACTTGTTGCCACGTACACTCGCCACGACGCCGAGCGCGGTGAAACCAGCAGCGGACATCTTGGCGTTGTCCACGGTATTGCCAGCGATGAACGTCACGGAGCCTTCGGTAACGCCGCTGCCAGGAGTTGCGGCGCTATACACGCTCGTGGTCGGTACGTACACGGCGTCGCCCTGCTTCGGGCGCTTGATGGCCACGTTCACGCCGTCGTAGTGCAGCGTGTGAGTATCGGCCTCCATTGATACGGTTGACTTACCGAGAGTTGCGCGAGCAGACGCGTCGGCGGCGTATGCCGCTGCGTCAGTATACTTGTTGATAAAGTTTGCCATATCCATCCACCTCCAGTTACGTGTTCGGCACCGTGATTGTTACGTTGTTGAGGATTATCATGCCGTTAGCGGCATCGTACTCCGCATCAATGATATCCTGCTTTTCCACGACCTTTTTAAGCACCTTGGTCGTCAGTCTCTCAAGCTGTGGCCCCTTGATGGCCTTATCATCGTATGTCGTCGGCATATAAAGTCACCTCCTACGCATTTGCGGCATTCCATGCCGCGGTGTAAAGCGCATCTACTTCGGAGTCGGTCATCCAACTGATAGCGCCCTGCTTGGAATTCCAGTTGTCGATGTCCGACTGCGAGATGTTGTCAAGCAGGGTCTTGTTCGAGTGCGCGTGCCTTGCAGACGAGTTCGCATCAACCGCACTCTTGTACGCGTCCGTAAAGTTGTTGTCGGTGTGGACGTAGTTTGCATCCTGGACAAGATTCTGCGGCTTGTTCTTGATAAAGTCGTCGGCAGCCGTATTCGTCTGGTTCCAGTCGCTCTGCACGTTGGCTTCAGCACCGGCTTCTATCCCATTAAGTTTGTTCTTGAGCGCATCCGTGAAGTCGTTTGTGGAGAGGCCCTTGCCATCGACCTTGTTGACCTTGCCCGCGAGTAAATCTCGCACGTCGTCACCGCCGACCTTGAGCACTTGCGCATCGAAATCGTCCGCAGTACGGGTGCCGAGGTTTTCAGCAGAGACAGTCTCCTCGACAGCGTGCATGCGTGCATCGAGGTCGTCAAGGGCGGCTGCGACAACCTCGTCCTTTTCCTTCGTGGTTTTGCCCGAAGAAATGTTGTCCAGCTTTTCCTTGTCGGCCGCAGACATGAGGCCGGCAGAGCCGCCGACACCATCGGTGGACGGAGCAGCGGTTGTGTCCGGGATGGTTACCGTGTGTTCGGCAATCGCCGTCGTGTGGCCCATGGAGTCGACCGTAGCGGAGAGCGCCTTGAAGGTTCCTCCGAAGCCTGGTGTCTGCGGCGTCGTGTCGCCCTTGCTTGTATTAGCTCCTGATTCCGGATGGGAATAGACATTCGTCTCCGTCCCGTTGATCTTCACGTTTCCGTTAGTCTGGGACGCCTCGACCTTGGTCGCGCCTGCACTTACGTCGTCAAGTTTCTCCTTGTCCTCTGCGGACATGAGGCCGGCATTGCCGCCGGTACCGCCGGAGGACGCTGTGGCTGTCGTGCTCGGAATTGTCACCGTGTGCTCCGCGAGCGCAGTAGTGTGTCCCTGGGCATCCACAGTGGCAGACAGAGCCTTGAACGTGCCGCCGAAACCCGGAGTCTGTGCCGTGGTGTCGCCCTTGCTGGTGTTTGCGCCACTTGTCGGGTGCGTGTAGACCGTCGTTTCAGTCCCGTCAACCTTGATGTTCCCGTTGGTCTGCGAAGATTCCACCTTGGTCGCGCCGGAGGAGATGCCGTCGAGCTTGACCTTGTCCGCTCCGCTCATGGCGCCGTCCGTTCCTGTTCCGGAGCTGTTCGCGGCAAGCGGGATGTCCACCTTCTTGTTGGCGTCCGGAGCAAGCTCTGTACCGTTGACTTTCACTCCCTGAATGGCGGAGTCGGCCTTGCCGCCTTGCGCCGCCGTGGCAAAATCGGAAGCCTTCTTTCCGCTGTCAGTAATGTCCCCGTTACCGTCGAGTCCGGCGAAGTTACCAGCCGTCGCAGAAGCCACCTTGTCGGCTTTCGAGTCTAGAGACTGCTTGACGAGTTTTTCGCTAGGATAGTGCGTGTCCGTCGGAGTCTGCGACCACGTCGAAACCTTGTTGTTACGGTTCTCGGTGTTGTCCTTGACGACGTTCACGGCGGTAATCTTGCCGTCAACCTCGGTTACCTTCACCTGGACGTTCGTGCCGTCCGAGCTTGTAATCATCGCGTCTAGCGTGTCGATTGCGGCCTTGACAGCTTCGCCAGTAACCAGCTTCGTCTTGTCGGCACCAGTACCGTCGTAGGTGGACATCTTGTCCGTAACCTGTGCGCTAGTGACGGCAATTTGTGCGAACGTAGCGACGATGTCGCCATTGGCGTTCTGCTGGAGACGAGTGAGAGTCATTCCCACGCCGCCCTGCTCGTCAACAACCTGCTGGAGCAGCTTGAACTCGCCATCGTGCGACTGCCATATGGCGTGCGTCACGCCTGCATCCACGTACTTCCACAGCGTAAGGTCTCCACCGGCGCGAACAGGGAGCGAATGCCCGTCGATGGTGACCGTGCCCGAATCCTTGACGTTGACACGGTCTCCGTTGTTGAGGTTCGCCATGGTCCACGAGTTGATCGTGGCTACGGTCTGGCTGCCGCGATACGTACCCTGCCCCGCAATGACGTTCTCGACATACTGCTTCACCTGCACCTTGGTCGCAAGCTTGTCCGCAGAACCCTCTGCGATGGAGCCGCCGTAGACAGTCGCGGCGAGCTTTTCGAAGGTGACGTTGAGGTCCTTTATCTTATCCGTGGTGACTGCATCCGTAGCGATCTTGGATTCCGTAACGGCCCCGTTTGCGATGACAGTAGACAGGTCAACGTTCCCGGAGAGGTCCGTACTTACGGAGCCGCCTACGTCGCCCGAGAGTGCAAAAAGGATGGCGCGGTACAGCTTTACCGCGTTGATGTCATAAATCTGGTTGTTAGTGCGGTCCTTGAACCGCCAATAAGGAAGACTGGCATTGTCAGGCATGAACACCTCCAATTAAAATTCTCGTCATACAAGCTCCCCACGGTAGAAGATGACCTCTCCCGTCCCCGCGTATTCCGGCGGAGCGATCCGGAGTACGGCAGCCTCGCGCGCGGCAGTCTCGGCAGCGATGGCCGCCCTGATGTCCTCATGGGCACTAACATCGACATTATGATTGTTAACAGATGTCGTAACATAATCTCGTACAGACAGGTTTGTAACGGGTTCTCCCGTCGCGGGATTTAGACCTTTATTGACAGACACCGTGCCGTCATAAGACACAACGTCCCCCGACGATTCTCCCGATCTCGATTTTTTTTCGATGAAGTCATTGACTGGGTCGGAAAAAGCCTCAGCGACATTTTCCATCGCCTTCTTTCTGCTACTCTCGCCAGGCTCAATTATAACGACATTCTTCTTGCCAGCCTCGACAAGTCGGTCCTTCAGCGATTCGACAAATTCATCTTGTGCCACATCCGACATAGCTTAACCTATCATGTAGCGGTCCATTATCCATGCCCCTGAATTCGTAGAGAACCATCGATCAACTCCTGGAGCAAGTACGCAAAGATTATTCTGATTCCATTTTACGAACACAAAACCGTCATTCGCAAACGCCAAATTGACAACGTGCAGCTTAAGCCCTTCAGACGGAGTTGCAGTTATGTTGACGATTCGTTGTGGGTGACCGCTAACTCCAGAACCGACAATAGCTCGATATCGCGTCCTGCCGCTAAACGACGCGCTGTCGATATTGACATCGTCAGTTCCTGAATAGTCTTGGACTTTGTCTACAGCCGAATACAGAGCTTTTAACGTAGCCTGATTTGCAGCAATAACGTTCAAGTTCGAATTTCCTTGAACAGTCATACCGCTTTCAAACAAGGCTCCGTCTTTCACGGTAAGAGTTTTCGTAACAATTCCATACAGCAGCGCATTTATCCAGCCATTAAACACAGCTCCGCCATGGACCGTAAGAGAACCGTCCACATGCAGATTTTTTGCAATAGACACGCATTCGTCTATTAGCAACCAAACAATGCTTTGAATTTCAGACCTTTGAAGTTTGACTCCGTTAATCTTCACTGCGTCAGGATCAATCGTCGTCTCCGTGCCGGGATGTTCCGGGTCCTGAACGGACACCGACCCCTTGAATATACGATCAAGAGTCTCACGAAGCAAGTTGTACAACTGATGATTGTCGCTCGGATTTAAAGTTCCTCCGGAATCCACAATCAAATTACATAATTCATCCTGGACCGCCTGGAACCACGCCGCATTCAAACGTGTACCACGAGACAACCCCGGAACGCCATCTCTAAAAATGCCGTCTTGCGTTGTCGAAATTTTCTGCATTATGCAACCTCAATTTCGTATTCAAAAAGGATTTTAACATGCGCCGGGCTTTCGTCTAGTACAACCGCTTCATAATTCGAGTCGCCGAAATCAAGCAGTCTGTCATCACAATAACCGTCACATTCAAAGTAACCAATACCACCAATCATAACATCGGATTTAACAATCACAAAAAAATTCGGGTCCTGTCCTGCAAAATCAACGCCCGCAAACTTTTCCGGATTCTTCCAATATTCATAGACGTTAACTTCAAGCCCAAACAGGGCCGCAACAGACTTGATGTAATTTACAGAACATCCGCATTCGTCTCTAGATATCCTCAGGATCTCTTTTTTGCGGTCTGAATCATCATCGAATTCAAGCCCCCTTTTAGGAAGTCCGAGTTCACTTTCCCACGGCATCAGTTCAGTCGTCGATACCGGCGACGACTCCGTTACCAAGAGCCGAAGCATATTGTACGCCGCAAGAATTCCCGCCGCAAAACCCGAAAAGAGTTTCCACCAATTCCCACCGACACCCGTAAACCACGCGAAACCACGCGGCATGAGACCGATCAAGGCATGGCGAAAATCCTCGGCAGTACGTCGAGGAAGATTCCACAATTTATGTTCGTTTCTTTGCACAGGCATCAGCTTTCTCCGTTGACAAATTCCAGATTACTATCCAAGACTTTCGCAACTTCGGCATAGCGATTGGCGGCATTAATATTCATCTGCACAGATGTAAGAGCGTTCCACGAATTGCCGGACTTTACCTTAAATTCGCTTACAGTAAAAAGTTCAGCAGAAGAGTTCGCACGAATTTCAACCGAAAATTCGCTGAACGAAAAAGACGACCCCGGTTTCATTTTACGGAAGAAAGTCTTGATTGCGGACGCCACGCTATTCCGCACAGATGCAGAAAATGGCGCTACAGAAGCCTTTATTTTAACCTCAATAGGAGTAACACTGAAAACACGAATATCAGCAGTAATCGGGCGGCGAGAATCATCGTTGATCCAGTCTTCAATCACGGAAGTTTTTCCAACCGGCACAGTATAGTCACTGTTATGGTAATTGGCGACCGGGATGCTGACAGAATTCGTGTTCGGCGTATTCGGGAAAACGAAAGCATCCGTAACATACGGGAAACTCATCACCCACTGCCAATAGTCATTTTTTGAACCGCCATGCGGCTGGTTGCGGACGCGATTTAGCAGGCGTTCGCGATATTCCATCGAGGTTTCGCCCCAAAGCTGGGCATTTCCATCTACCATGACCTCAATGGAGCTTCCACCAACAATTGAATCGGCCTCTATCTTTTCTATGCCTTCGACAGCACTTTCCTTGAACTCCAGGAGTTCACCGTCCCACAGATTGTAATTGTCGCCAGCTTCGGCGGCACGTACCGGCAACGAATTCGAAGAACTTGTAACCGTCGTCGTTTCAGTAACCTCAAAATCCAATCCGGTCGTAGAGTCAGTAAGAAAAGTGCCGGATTCAATTTCGACTTCCGAAGTTCCGGAAGCAAGAGTAACCAGCACATAGCCCTCAGCCTTCTGAGGAGGCTTGTGCGGAATTCCATATTCCTCGCCAAATCCGTCAAGAGCTTCGTTGTCGCAAGTCGATATAAAACGATTTTTCCATACCCTTTTCGCAATCAGGCTCAGCAGGTAAAGCATGCCGCCAATAACGCGGGCAAGCACTTTAAGTACGCCCTTCCGCAACACGGAAAGATTACCGTAAAACTGAACGGACAGTTCATTTTCAACAATACGGACAAGTTCGTTCAAGCTCTTAAATTCCATCAGTCTCGCCCCATTTCAACGAATAATCAAATTTTTCATCATCGCCGGAATTTGTCGTAATTGCCACGGCAACAGCAATACTCCCGCCATCGACAGAAGTCGAGCACGACACCGACTTCACCACGCCATCATTGACCATCCACGCAAGAGACTCTTCGACAAGCTTTTTTACTGATTTCGCAGTTGCATCGTCAAGCTTACCCGGGAAAGCTTCGTACAAATAGCCACCAAGAGTCCCGCTTTCGTCAAGAGCGTCGCCCCACCATCCGCCAAAAGATGGCTTCAAGTTTGCACTGTTCCCAAGACGGCGATTCCGAGCGTACGAACCAATAGACAAAATGACGACATTTTCAAGACTCTCGGTTTTAACCAAGTCGCCTACGGCCTTGTCGAAATCAAGGTCGTAATTGCCGTCAGGTCTACGATATAAAGCAAGGTCGCTCATCGAAATAAAGATAAGCGACCATCTTATGCAAAAGTGAATTTTTGACCCATCTTTTTTTTAGCCGATAGGCGTAGGCGGATTCGTCGGACCCGCTGCAGATGTATGGGTATGCATCGCAAGACTTACAGGCTTGGTGGTATTATTGTACGCTTTAACGTCCATCGTGGCTTCTATTCCGCCATTAACAACGAGATTTCCGATAGATTTGCCGGTATTGACAACGACATCACCAGAAGACTCAATTTCGACGCTTCCGTCTTCCTTTAAGTACACATATGAACCAAAAGGAGAATGGACTTTCACTTCGCCAGGTTTCAACTCCGGACAATCTCCACGAGTCGCAATTACAACGCCGTTTTCTCGACTTCCGCCGACAAATATCGCGATACCGTCAATATCGCCCTTGGGGCGGCTCGAAAATCCATACTGCTGCATAAACTCTACATTGCGTCGTTTTTCATCGGCAACAAGGCCGATATCGGACAGCATTTCGCCATCCTTGTACTTGGTTGCAGTAATTACACAACGGCCTACAATCAAACGCAAACGGGCTAAAAGCGGTTCCAAAAATTCCATGTTCATCCCTGCACCGCCTTTTTGATATTAGCCCACGGATCCGCTTTTGCAGCCCTTTTAGTCTTTTCGGGCTGTGGCAAGAAAGAATCCGGTTGTACAAGCGTCAAATTTGTTACCTGACCTTCGGAGCCCCAGGAATATTCAACGCCAGAAATAAGCAAATCCAAAGGCGTGCGGACAAAAAGTTCAGGGGCTAGGAACGAGCATATTACACCAGGTTCCCAAAGCCCACCCGAATGAGTCCAGCCGATAACGCTTGCGTTAACCGCCATAGACTTCGCCTTGCGAACACGGTACTCCCAATCAGCTCGGGACTGTACCTTGTCCTTGTCGACGGAGTTGGAATCCACCAAGACGAACGGTCTTGAACGTTGCATATTTTGATCGTTGGCTACGCCTATAATCTTGCTTTTGGCCTTACCCGTTCCATACACCGTGTACTTCGAAAAACGGTCCGAAAGCGACAAATCCACGGATGCAGAGACAAGATTTTCGCCTTGCCGGAGCATTGGACCACGCGGAGCTTTTTCAGGCGTGAACAAGAATACGGTTCCACGGCCATCAGAGCATGGCATCACTCCGCGTTCTTTGCACAGCTTAGACAATGTTTCGACAGCTTTCGTTCCGGGTTCAACAGAGAAACGGGCAAAGGGCTTGCCAACATCGACATTGTAACGATTCTCAAAACGAATTTCGAACCGTGCACATATCGAGCGGATTATTTCGTCCATCTTTTTGTTTTCCCATTCGAACGGACTCTCGATACAGCAGTCAGACAGATCTATCGTCTTTTCGTTTCCGGAAACGGTCACCTGATGAGAACCCTGCGAAAACGATGTAGAAAACTTATCCACATATCCGGAAAGGACTCTTTCTCCATCGACAGAAATTTCAACAGAGTCTCCCGGGAAAAGATGTACATTGTCGCCATTCTCGGATTCGGCGACAAGAGTCAGAGAAAATTTTGCAGCAATATGGTCGATGGAACGGGATACGTTCGCAGCGGTCCAGTAAGAGAACTTTCGGCCATTGGCAAATACTTCAATCATTTCGAAAGCACCTTCAAAGATTCTCGTGTTACCAAAAGCGGGTCGCCGATGTCATTACGTTCGATAATGTCATCAAGCTTGTCAAGATTTCCGTAACAATCAAAACAAATCGACAGCACATTTCTCGATGCTGACAGAGGTAGTTCAACAACTTCGGCAAGCTTCGACATTTCGTCACGAAGATACTTGAGCGCAGTCGCTTCAAGGTCTGCCAAGTTTGCGTAGTCATCGACAGATTCCATGCTTGACGCAGTAGCCTCGAAGACGGTAGCTACGTTGTCATGCATCTCGCGAGCTTCATCCGCACTGACAAAAGAGCTATTGACCACGGATTGAACGGCCATCGAAGCCGCACTCATAACAACAAGCCTGTCAATTTCAGAAATCAAGCCGGACGCCGTCGAGCCCGAAGATTCAGAAGTTTCACTCCGGGACGACATCACGGCAAGGCTTTCGTTCACATAGTTGTTGAAGCCGCCATCCGGCGACACAGTTTCTTTTGTAAGCGTCAACAAGTCCTGAATGCGGGCTGCAAAATCAGTTGGAGTATTCAAGACAAGCTGGATGTTTTCTCGAATTTTTGAAACCGTCTGTACAAATTCAGAAACATCGCGCATCGATTGACGAACTTTCTCAATCGAATCCATCAAGCTCGACACTTGCGAAGATACCGAATCGACAACCGATTTCGCCTTGTCAATAATGCTGAAATTTTCAGCAAAGTTACCTTTTGCAGAATCAAGATTTTGCTCAGCCTTCGCAATCACCGTTCCACGAAGATCAACGACGCTTCGAGCCGATTTTTTCGGATCTTCCTCCGGAACAAAGGTCGCCTCGCCTTCGGCATACTCGTATACATTGGAAGTGTACTTGAATTTGTATTCAGTGCAGCGGGCGTTAAATTTGCCGTAATAAGGATGAACGAATTCAAACGCACCTTCACGATTGAATGCTTCTTCCAGGCGTTCACGGTCAAGTTCGCAATCTTTACCGACGAGGTAAATGGATAACGAAAAACCCTTTACCTTTTTACCAATATCCTGATTGACATGTTTGTCAGAGAAAGGCAACGCAGTCGTGACGATTTCTCGACCGCCGGATGTTTCGGTTTCCTCGAAAAAGAACGGCACGCCATCGTAAGACGCGGCAATGCATTCCACATAGCCGTTCACCGTATTGACGGTAACTTTTTGGAGAGAATCTGCATATTCGTTACGCCATTCAGCCATCAGATACCCCCAAGCATATAACCGCGAGACCAGTCAAAGTCGCCTTTAGGCGGAGGCGTAATCTTTGTGCCGCGAGGAACATTGTTGAAGTCGACCGCAAAGCGGTTGGTAACGGTCGTGTGGGATTCGCTGATAGCCTGGGCAGCGGATGCGGCAAGAGTGGATTGTGTACCGGAGGAATTCAAATTTACATCGACATCGCTGATGCCAAAGAATTTTTTAACTTTGTCAGGAAATCCGCTAAACAGCCCAAGAATAGAACTTTTAATTTTTCCCATAAAATTAAGCAATCCATTAAGCTTATCCATAAAGAACCCACTAACAGATTCAGCAATAAACGAAAAAACTTCACCGCAAGACTCAGCGATTTCTGAAATCCACATTTTTACCGCATTAAAGAACTCATCAAAAGTAAGAGTTCTTAGCATATCCCAATTATCATAGATTTGCTTGACAATGATTCCGATTTCAACAAGGACTGCAAGCACGCCGCCGAACGTACCAAAGAAAGCGCCTGCACCTAAAGTCAAGAACGTAAGCTTTATTGCAGTCCACGCGGCCCACAAAACCGTTGTAAGAGCAGTAATTTTTGCAACCCATTTTATAACACTGAACAAGACCTTCCCTATCGAGTAAACGGCTTTCGCTACAGCACCGGCCAAAATAACGATATTAACCAAAGCGGGAGAAAAATATCCGACAATCCCCACTAAAGCTGTCGTCTTCGTACCAATTTTATCAACGATTTTAAATATCTTGTCAATATATCCAGGAATTTTAGGTAAAATATCTATAACAAAAGATGAAACCGCTTTCCCAATTTCAACGAGCTTCGTTTTTAAATCAGAACCACTTTCTTTCAAGTAATTTCTGATAAATTTAAACATGTCAATAAACGTCGGGAAAAGTTCCTGCATCACAGAAACTTTTAAAGAATCAAAAGACTCCTGGACTTTCTGCAGTTCATCATTAAAAAGTTCAGCATTTTCAGCCCCCTCTTCGTCAAGCCCTCCGCCATTTTCCTTAAAATCTTTATACGCCTGAAAAAGTCCATTCGAGCCGCCTTTAAAAAGCTCGGACATTTTTTGACCACTTTTTCCAAAGAGTTCTTGAGAGACAAAAGCTTTCTGCTCCGCAGATTGAAGCTTCGTATAACCATCAGCAACATCCGCAATCACCGAGCTGACATCTCTATAATCAGCGAGCTTAGCACCCTTCGGAAGCAACGATGTAATTTTCTTTGCGGAGAGCTTATCGCCAACGCGAGCCTTGCCTAAAGTCACGTTGAACTTTTTAAAAGCAGAATCGAATTCTTCAACAGACATTCCAGAATGCTTGGCTGCAGAAGCTAGTGCTTGATATTCATCAACCGTAACGCCCAACATCTTGGATGTCTTGGCAACATGATCGCCACGGCCAGCCACATCGACAAATTTTGTGTAGACCTGCTGAATTCCAGCAAAAGCGCTTTTAATGCTACCAGCCGCATTTTTTGCAGCGAGGCCCAAAGCAATAAAGCTCTGAGCTCTATACATCTTTTTTAAGCCTTTATTGATATCGTCAATGCCTAATGCGGCACGAACAGAAGAAACTCTAACATCGTTCAATCCGCCAACAACGGATTTTAAGATTCCTTTGTCAAATTTAAAGCCAAAAAAAGTATTGATTTTGTTACCCATACCACAAAAATAAATGGCATGGATTAATTTTACATCTTTTTAACCCATCTTTTTTTAAAAGATATCTTTCAAAAAATAAAGACCTATGGCAGAAGATAAAGATGCAGGAACATTAAAAACGCCCATCAACGTCATGGTGGCAAAATCTGAGTCCATATCGGACAGAATATAATACCGAATCAAAGTCAGGACTATCGACACCCCGCA